ACAACACTCGACAGTATGTCGGGGCTGTTCAGAGAGAGTGATGCGTTGAGTAAACCCATTATGCTTCGTAGATAAGAGCGTACTCCAACGTCATGTTGGTGGCGACGCTATTGGTTACTACGATGTCAGCAGTAGGTCCGCCATTCCAAGGCATGAATGACCAGTCACCAGCGTACAGTCTACCAATCTCTTGGGTGTTAACCTTGAGGGTGATATATTCAGTTGCTGTGGACGAGGTGTTCTTCAGGTATACCTTGTGGGCTTTTGCATCGCCATAGTTGGCAGAAGAAAGAAGCGTGTAATCTGCTGTAGAGCCTCTGGTGATTCTACCAACTCCTGTCGTCTGGTCCAGGCCAGTCACAGTACCAGCCTTGTTCAGATTGGTTGTCTGAGTCAGAGCCAGGGTATCGTTAGTCAGGTCAGCGCTGGAGAGTGTGATTGTCGCGGTCGTGGTTGCCATGTGTGTGTTTTTTGCAAAGATATATATTAGTTGTCTACGCCATTTTTAGCAAGAAGAACCTTAATCTCCTGCACGTCCTTGAGGAGTCTGTCTATGCTCTCTTGTATTTTAACAGTCTGCTTCTCGTGTATATCAAGCCTCAGAGCAAGCTTGCTTATGTCAACACTCAACTTTACGTACACGCCAACGACCCCCGCTGACAGAAGTATTATTTGGTAGAGGCTCATATCCATGACAAATGCAAAGATATAATGTTTCTACCACTTTACTTTATTTGCCCAATAGGCCGCGCTCATCTTTCCCTTGGATATGTTCTTGGCATGCCTAGCTTGAAAAGACTGTCTTCTGTTCTTGTATGATTCCGACTCCCCTTCCTTTCTTGGGGAGCCAGACACGCCCTGCTGTCCAAAACGAATGAGCTTTATTTGCCCTCCAACCTTGGCTAGCACTACGTGAGACTTTGTTGGGTGAGACGGGGTAGCCTTGGGTTTGTTAACCCCAGATAGGCCATTTTTCTTTAGGATTGAGGATATTCTGTTGTCCATGTGTTTTATTATAATTAACGCATTTATAAAAATGGGTCGTTGTTTTGCCACTCGTCAGTTTTGCTCAGCGCCGCAGCCTCATCGCGAGTCAGCACGCCCGTCTTGTCAGTAGGCTCTTCTTTGTACTCCAAGATGAACTCGGTGCCAGCAAGGTTCCACAGCAGCGTTTGCTTAAACAGAGGCCACGCAACGCTTGGCAGTTCCGTGAGCGTGTAAAGATGATACCAATAATTCATAATCCGTAGTTTGTTTTGGTACTGTTGTAGTTGTTGCTGATTTCAGTAGCGGTTAATGGTCGGTTGTATTGCAAGATTTCACCTAGCCGGATGTTGTTAAAACGTATCATAGAACCGTCAAGGTTTACAGCTCCAAAGAATGGCCTCCTATAGTTCAAATCATCCCAGCTCCTTCCGCTGCTTAGTGTATGGTCTTCGGTGGTTACTTCGCTGCCGTTTTTGTAAATCTTAAACGTTGCAGTTGTCGCTGTGTTGTAGATGAACGTGGTAGTAATTTGCGTCCAGGTCCCCGTCGGGACAGTTTCTGCGTATGTCGTTCTCCTGTCAATAAGTGGGGCGCCTGAGTATACCGAGAAACAATATCCCGCGCCCGTTCCTGTTCCTGCGTCTGTATTACGGTGGTCAAATGCTGAGTATTTCAAATTCACACCTGCTGGACTTCCGGAGGTATCAAGATATGTGACAGCAATACCATCAAGAAGCTGGGGAGAGGTAATCCAGTAAATCCAAAAGGACCATGTGTTACCGCTGGTATTCATGTCGAAGATGCTGGTATCGCTGTTTCCCTCCATGTAGTCGTTCACCCCATCAAACTCGAAGTATCTCCGGCCTCCGCTGGTGGTCCATGTCGGTCCTGTGATTGTGAAGTTGTACCCGCTATTTGAGAGGTCATTCCAAGTGGAGCCACTACCGCTATAACTTTCTGTATTGTAAGCGTCTAAATGTAATTTTAATCCGTCAGTGTTTACTGATTTGCCGTAATTTGATTTTGTTGCATTATAATTTTTGTTTACTTCAGTGGCTGTGAGTGGTCGGTTGTATCGCAATATCTCACCCACCCGGATGTTGTTAAATCGGCCGAACGTGCCGTCGACGTTAATGCACCCCACGGTTGGCTTGCGTGTGATGTTGGCAGTGGCCCACGTTCCGCTTGAAAGGGTGTGGGCTTCATTGGTTATTTCTGCGCCGTCTTTGTAAATGCGGAAGGTTCCCGTGGTGCTCGTTGAATAAGTCATTGTAAATGTCAACTGAAACCACGAACCAGTCGGGACGGTCTCGGCCTTTGTCGTGTGGTAGGCCGTTGAATTCAGGTACACCCCCATCATGTAACCCTGTCCGGTACTGCTTGAGTTTCCGCTGTCGTTGCTACGGTTATCCGTGAAAAAAGGATAAGCATAGCTTTGAGCTGCGTACAGGCCCATTCCGATAATAACATCCGGAAAGGTTACGGCCTGCGAAGCCGGAGCACTCACGTAGTATATCCAAATGCTCCACGTATATCCGGTCGTGCCGATGTTAAAGTCGGAACTGTCTGTCGCCCCTTCCATCCGGTCGTTCACCCCATCAAACTCAAAGTACCTTCGGCCTCCGCTGGTGGTCCAAGTCGGCCCGGTTATGGTGAAGTTGTACCCGCTATTCGAGAGGTCCGTCCACGTAGAGCCGGAGCCGCTGTAGCTGTCGAGGTTGTACGCGTCGAGGTACAACTTGAGTCCGTCGGTGATGACGGGGTATCTTCTTCTTGCCGAAGCAACTGCATTAAGTAACATCATACCAGTGAACGTTCTCCAGTTAAAGTCCAAGTATCTGATGCAACTCTTTTGAGCGCAATAACACTGTATCGAGCAAATGTCTTCAATGTTTCAGTAGAGTTTATGGTAACACCGCTTGCGGCAGCAATAGTTAATTGACCAGTATTATTTTGCTCAAAATAAATCTCAGTATCGGCAGCCCACGTTACGCTCGACTGTGCTGGAACGGTTATGGTTACCGCTGTTGTTGATGTCGTCTGTATGTAATATCCAGCGTCAGAAAGTTGAAGTGTGTAAGACGTTCCGCTTTGAGTTCTTACAACGCTATAACTGCTTCCTCCGCCGCCGCTAACAGTCCCCCAAGAGGTGTCGTAGTCTGCTGTTGAGTTTTTAATAAGCGCCTGACCTGTAGTCCCACCAGTGGGAACCCCAACACCAGTCGCGCCTGTACCTCCTGTACCTCCTGTTACTCCAGTTGCTCCAGTTGCTCCTGTAGGACCAGCAGGGCCTTGAACACCCTGAACGCCTTGAACACCCTGAACGCCTTGCGCTCCCGTTTCGCCTGTTGCCCCCGTAGCCCCCGTTGGACCAGGAACAGTTGAATCAGCGCCAGTGGGTCCTATTGGGCCCTGAATGCCCTGTGTGCCAGTCTCACCAGTCGCACCTGTGGCTCCCGTAGCGCCAGTCGGACCAGCAACTCCTTGTATTCCCTGAGGACCAGTTTCACCCGTAGCGCCCGTAGGTCCCACAGGTCCTTGTATTCCTTGAGCCCCAGTAGGTCCCTGAATACCTTGAATCCCCTGCGCCCCCGTCTCCCCTGTTGCCCCAGTAGCGCCCGTAGGCCCAGTGGGACCCGCCACCGTAGATGTAGCCCCTGTTGCCCCTGTAGCTCCTGTCGGACCCTGAATCCCTTGAATACCCTGGGGACCTGTCTCGCCTGTAGCCCCTGTAGCTCCTGTAGCTCCCGTGGCTCCAGTTGGTCCCGCTGGCCCTGGTACTGTAGATGTAGCTCCCGTAGCCCCAGTTGGCCCTATAGGTCCTTGAGACCCTGTCTCACCTGTTGCTCCAGTTGGCCCTGTGGCGCCAGCAACACCCGTGGCCCCAGTAGCCCCCGTAGGTCCAAGCTGAGTGTATGTTACTTGTGTGATACCACAGATAGCAGATGGGGCGGCGGGGATGTTGTTAGCGGCTATTGCTTGAAGAGATATGTCTGTAGATTCGGACTGCCAGTATATCTCTATATAATCATTTGCAGCAGTAGATGTACCTACAAATGTTATAGTTAATGGGGCTTCAGAAGGTTCTGTAGAAGCTTTTCTAGGCTCTTGTGTGGTATGAATGGTAGAGTTAGCGTAATCACTTCCGTTAAGCTTTATCCAAAATTCACTTTCTTGTACAGCGTTTGAGGCATTTGTTATCTGAATTACACAAGTAAGTGTATATGTTCCTGGGTTAGCAATAACTATCCTTGAATTGTTTTGAATAGATATTCCGTTTGACGTGTATGTCCCGTTAAACGTAATTGCCTGTGGAGTATTTATAGTGGCGATAGTCTGAGTAGACGAACTATAAAATGAACCATAGTAACCTATTGTTCCTCCAGCTCCTGTAACTCCAGTAACACCAGTGGCCCCAGTAGCTCCTGTTGCTCCAGTAACACCTGTAGCCCCAGTTGGTCCAGCCACGGTTGAAGTAGCACCCGTAGTTCCAGTCGCTCCAGTTGCTCCAGTAGGGCCAGCTACCCCTTGTGGTCCTTGTGGCCCAGTCTCTCCAGTGGCTCCTGTAGCTCCTGTGGCCCCTGTTGGTCCCTGAACGCCTTGTATTCCCTGTGCCCCCGTACCTCCTGTTGCTCCTGTTGCTCCAGTAGCCCCCGTTACGCCGCTTGTCCCTTGGGCACCGGTTTCTCCTGTAGCCCCTGTAGCCCCTGTAACTCCCGTGGGTCCAGCAATCGTTGATGTCGCACCCGTTGCCCCTGTCGCACCCGTTGCCCCTGTTGCTCCCGTAGGTCCAATCGGACCCTGTACTGTAGATGTAGCGCCAGTGGCTCCCGTAGCGCCAGTGGCTCCCGTAGGGCCAGTATCTCCCTGTACTCCCTGGATGCCTTGTATTCCTTGAATCCCCTGCGCCCCAGTCTCGCCAGTAGCACCTGTCGACCCCGTAGGACCAGTTGGTCCAACTACAGTAGAATCTGCACCAGTGGCACCCGTAGCACCAGTTGGCCCCGTAGCTCCTGTAACGCCAGTCGGGCCTGTAGGTCCCTGAACTGTAGAGTCAGCCCCTGTAGGACCAGTGGGACCCGTGCCACCAGTCTCGCCCTTGGGTCCGGAGACGGCGGGAACCTGTACATCAACTATATTACTTGATGGTACAGATACCTCTACGGATAACTGAGCGGGGGATGTTACCTCTACAATCATTTTAGCTGAGTTCGTTTATTTCTTGCTGGCATGCAGCTATGGCACCATCGTAACCAGACACATCAAAATCCATTTTAAACAACAAGTCTTTTGTAATTAAAAGATGTTGTATTTTTTGGTTCAAGCTATCTATTAACTGTTGATTGCTCATGTTATTCGTATAGATGCAAATTCCAGTTTAACCTATAATCTGCTGAAGTTGGTCCAGCAGTTTTCCATCCAAATCCAAACCACATGGAACCTCCTGTAATTCCAAGTCCAGTAAGGCCAATCGTATTTAAGGCCGTTAAAATACTAGACGAGGTGTCAAGTGTAGACTCAGCAACACCAATACATGTATAAGTAGACGACGACAAGCCTTGAGAGGCTACCGTTGGACTATGCCACAAAGACATAAAAAATACTTGATTTGTTACAACGGCAGACCCCCAGTTCAAGCCTCTTGTGCTCATCTTTATCTCAGAGACATTGTGGGGGACGTCTACAAGAGAGCCCTTGATGCTGTATGCTAGCGAGCTATGGGTAGAGGAGTTAGGTGTTGGTGGAGTTCCGCCATGATTATAACTTACGAGTTGTGTTAAAAGTCCAGTACTTGCATCTGAGTAGGACGGACCAAAGGCAGGCGGAGCGTACAAAACATTAGTAGCAGTAGCCGATACAGCATAAAAACCATTATAACTACTTGACTTCTTTGCTGTTGACGTTCCCGTTGGTCCAGTCATTCCTGTTGCGCCTGTTGCGCCTGTAGGGCCTATTCCCCCAACTGGCCCCGTCTCCCCAGTAGGTCCAGCAGGACCAGGAACAGTAGAAGTAACTCCTGTCGGCCCAGTTACACCAGTAACTCCTGTAGGACCTGTAGGACCCGTGGGACCCGGAACGGTTGAATTTGCCCCTGTGGGACCTGATGGTCCTGTTTCTCCCTGGGTGCCTTGACTTCCTGTAGGGCCAACAGGGCCCTGGTCTCCCTTCACAGCAGGAACAGAGACCTCTATAATTATGTTACCAGACTCTATGATGCTGGTGGCCATTACACAACAGTTATGTCGTCGTTTACAACAAACCCTCCTCTAACAATAGTCTTGTACGTTCCGCTCACAACTGATTGAATATCATACACATACCTTCCAGCAGGAACCTGCTTCATAGTGTTATGCGAACCAGTTATAGTCACATTACCGCTGTCGTCAACCACTATTGGCTCAAACGTAAGGTTTGTCACAGGAGCCTGTCCCTCTTCCTGTCTGGTTTCTTTTGCGTCTGGAGTGCTTATAACCACAGGCCCTTTCATCAAGGCTGGCTCCACGGAGGCGGGGTCTTGTACTGGCTGTTCTCTGACCTGCATCAAGAACGTGTACCCAAGGGTAGACAATTCCATGGGGACGCCATCAGAGTCCTTAAGTCTTAGATTAAGCAAGAACGTGTCTCCCTTCTTACAGACTATGTCAAGCTTGTCGGCTGTATCTAATGTAACCTTGCTGGCCATTATATTATGTTTGATTGTTTACGCTGTTCTATAAGCTTTGACTGTTCTATTGCCTGCTTCGTGACCCTCTCATCCTTTCTGTTTTCTTTGAAAACCTCTATCTTTTCCTTAAACTCTTTGTCGTCTGTCTTAAAACCAAGCATGGCCTGAGCCTTTAGTAGCTCAATTTGCATTCTGTTTTGATGTCTTACGGCTTCTAATTGAGCTTCAATCTGAGCCTGCAACTGCATTTTTTGAGCTTCAATCTGAGCCTCCATCTGCATCTCCTGCATCTTGGCCTGTGAAGTTGCTTGAGCAGACTGCTGTTGTATCTGAGCCTGCATCTGCGAGTTCTGCATGGCCTGCTCCTGAAGCCTCTTCATGCGCTTCTTGCGACGAGCAATTAACAGCATCTCAGCCTGATTGACGTCCTTCATGTTGCGTATGGCTATGGCATCCTCTATGTCAAGTTCCTTCTGCTGAAGAGAAATCTGTATGTTCTGCTCAAGATACTGTCTGTCCTTATCCTCCATGTCCTTCACCACCTGCACCCCAAAATTGTACATAGGGAGATTGCTGAATGACGAAAGGACATTCATGTTCTCCTTACCTATAGCATTTTCATACACCCTGAAGATGACGGAGTCAGTTGGGAGAATCTGGATACACTTGACAACATCCTCGCACACTTTTTTGAACAGAACCATAGAGGCGTTGGTTATGTCGTATATAGCGTTGTTGGCAGCAGCCAGAGCCTGCTCTCTAACCCCGACAAGGGCCTCTCCTTTTGGTGATGAAGCATCCATTACCTCGTTGATTCCAGTCACATCACGAATCATCCTTAGGTAGTGATTGTATATACCTATGAGTTCGTTTATGTTTCTGATGCTGTTGCCAATCTCTCTAATCGGTGGATTCTGGAACCCTCCTTCTGGGTTCTTACTTCTATAGTAGAAAACACCAGTCTGCTCATAGATGTCGTGCAGGTCCAGGGGCTGTAGCTCACCACCCTTGCCAAGCTGCACATTCTCCAGGCCCTCAATATCTATGATAAGCCCATCAGGCTTTGCCTTGGCTATGGCCTGCTGTATCTTCAGGTGTGTGAGTTGTAACATATCAGCAAACCCTATACAGCTATCCACCATGCTCTTCGGCATCATCTGCATCAGGTTGGTTGAGATGGCGGAATAAGACATACGCGCCTTTGATATGTCGTGTATGTTCTTTGGTATGTTGGTGACCTTTCCGTACCCAAACAAGTAGTCGTCGCAGTCGAGTATGTAGCTGCCCCCGTAAACGGTGGCTATAGTCATCATATGAGGTCTGCGCTCATAAACACTACCAGGTCTTTCTTTGTACTCAAATCCCTTGTAGAAGAAGTTCACGTTCCCGTATCTGTTCTCTTTCTCTTCGAAGTACATATTGTCAACTGAGATAAACTCGAAGTCAAGAACATCTACCATATACTCGTCATAGCCATATATATTCTTCTTAAGTCTGTCGTCGTATCTGTACTTGTCTATACCAGAAGGGTCATTCCCAGTTCTGTTTTTAACCTTATAGGCAATTTTCTTCAGCGTCTCCTCGTCAATCTCCCCGTTAGATATTCTTCTAAGTTCATCTATAGAGATTCTCTTTATGCTTCCCGCATAGATGATGTCATCAAAGTTGGGGTCTTCTGTATAGCTGTGAACAAATCTTGCTGGGTCCACGTAATCCAGGACTATACCTGTGTTGGGGTCGTTTCTACGTTTCACAACAGCCATGCCTATAGAGGCAAGGTCATTGACGCATCTGCGGTATGTGCCGTCGTTGAAGTTGTTCCACGACAGCGTCATATTGGTTCCAATCTGTGCAGCAATCTCTGCGTCAGTCTTTATGTTCGTCTCAAGAAGTATCTCTGACTCCTCGAGCGTCTCTGGAAGTTGTTCTGGGTCTATGTCAAGCACAACGCCAGTCTGTTGCTTCAGCTGGATGAGTTGCTCTCTGGCCTCTACCTGCATCTGAATCCTTTTCTTCTGCTCATTTTTTTCAGAAGAAGACAGCGGGTCAACGGCCTCAAGATTAGGGTATGGGTCTCTCGACAGAATCTTGTTGACCACGACGCGTACAAACTTCGGCAGTATAGGAACTGGGGTGAAGTCTATGTTTAGTAAGCTACCGTCGTTGCTATTAGGGTCAAGAGTGTGAAGCAGTTGCTTGTATATGGAGGTGTCCTGAGTTCCGTTGGCATAGTTTCTTGAACGCTCGAACGTAGAGTTTCTCTTGGAGAACAATGAGTTTGTGTCATATATCTTCCCCCACTGAGACTCTATGGCCTTGGCATACTTGATGCCGTACTCCTTGCTTGCCTTTACAGAGGCATCTGCCAAGGGGTCTGGAAACCCTCCTGTGTTCTTGTTTTCTTTATTGTACATTACGGCAGAGCGTATACTGCGCTATAACACAATATAACTCTGCAAATATAAATAAATCAACCCATGACCTTGTATCTACGTATAAATCTCTTGTCTTCAAATGACGCCACTGGTTTTTCTTTCGCCTTTTGAGCGGCGAGGAGCGCCAATCCAGAGCTTATGGTCAAGTCAAACTTAGTACGCTTGTCAATCTTAAACCCTATCCAGTCCTCCAGGGTTCTATCGAAATACATCTTACCCATCTCCCCAGTCTCGTAGTTTATCCCGACATGGTTGTGGACGTAAGACTCTATGGCCTGGGCATGGGCATGTATGATGTCCTGCGAGTTTGATGGGATTCCCTTGGTCTTCACGCTTGTATTAGAACCAGAAATCTTCAGGTGCTCTGGCCTGTCCATGATGTACCCGTCATAACCCCTCTGCTCAAAGTACCTGACTATACCGTACTTGTTGTTTTCTATAAGCAGCGGATAGCCATAGAAGAAGGCGCACATAAGCACATCCTCGTAGAATATCTTAGCCATGTCCGGTCGAGAGGCGTACTCCACCACAAACATGTTGGACGGCCTGTTCATGGAGAACTTGTTGTACATATGGAGGGCCCCCTTGGAGCCCCTGCCGTCTACAGTAGCGTCGATGTCATAGGAGTCAACCCCACCACACCCATAGTCAGAGAATGGGGGAACGCGCTTCCCATGGGCCTCTCTTATCACGTTTCGCTCTTCATTAGGGGGCATCCAGCAAACCCTAAATCTTCCGTTGACGTTAGGAGAGAACACAACCTTCTTGTCTTTCTCCTCCCACACAAAGTTGCCCTGTACAACAGGGTTGGGGTACAGTTCCTGGTTGTGCTCTATCTGCTCGTAAATTTTCCCTACGTTAAATATGCTCCCCGACACACTGTCTCTAAACGCCTCGTCTTCGTTGAATGGAAACTGCCTGACTATTTCGTTCATCTCCGAGGAGTCATGCTTCATGCTGTCTCTCTCGTTTCTCAAGAAGTCTTTGGCGCCTATGGCGGTAGTTCCACCGTCGAGCGTCTCAACTGGTTCTTCTGGGGTCTCTGCTATAGGATTACCATAGACATCAAAGAATCCCTCCAGGGCGTCATAGGCAGGAACAAAAATCTTGTACAGTCCGCTCTTGGTTCTTCCGTTGGCATTTCGTTCAAACGGGTTGCTGTCCTCCCACAACTTCTTGTATTCCTCACCACCGTTCTGCATTGGGTTCACGGTACTGCCAACCAAAGCCTTACCAATCACGTTCTTACCAACGATGAGACACGTACGCTCTATCCTCCACGCCTCTCTTATGTCTGACGGGTCCTCCCACTTACCAGCCTCATCCAGGTATAGCATGTGCAGTTTCTCACCGTCGTATGCGTTGTTGGTGGTGTTCTTCCAGTTGATTATGGTGTTAAGAGCGTCACCAGCATATGTGCTCTTGTTGTTCTTGGTTATCCTCTTGGATGGCTCCCTAAAGGCCAGTTCCATTCTGGGGTTGGTGGTACCGTCCTGGATAGGCTTGAAGAAGAAAGGGTAGTTTGTAAAAATCTGAACTACCTTCTTCATGAAGATATTCTCCTGAGCGTCCTTACCCGTCTTGGACTGTATGCCTATCGTCTTGTCCTTGACCTGAGTTCCCTCGTCAACAAGGATAGCAGTGCAAATGTTGGTGTAACCAGAACGGCGACACTTAGTATAAAGCTGACCAATACAACGCTCGTCAGCCTCACAAGCAGCAAAATGAAGAAATATCTCACGTTGAAACTGTAGGAAGTAAGGGTAACCTATGTCAATCTTAGACCACTGGAGAAACATGTAGTGTCTGCCTGTGATATACGTAGGCTCGCCATTGTTATAGAACCACACCCCGTTCCTCCTCCTTTTGTACTCCTCTTCTATGTACGGGGAAAATGTAGCCCTGAACTCTGGAGACTTTTCCATCCACTCGTCCATGGACCTAATCTTCTCAAGTTCCTTAGGGACTGGCAACCTTGACCATCGTTGTTCCAGTTTTGGGAACTCGTGAAACAGTATCTCTTTCTTAGATGGCTGTTTGGGTAAAACGACAAGAAGCCCGTGAAGTTCTATGACTTCGCCGTGGCTTCCGTTTGGGTCTATCTTTATTCCTTTCTCCTTATAGCCCTCTAAGTCAACCAAACAACTCATGTAAATTTAAGTGCAGCTGCCGTTACTGGCAGGTTATCTGCAAAGATATGTTTAATGACTTTTGCCAAATCCTGTATCTCTTTCTGAGCATGTGGGTCGTCACGAATCTGCAAGAAATGTATCCAAGAGCGTACGCTGCCAGTCATGTGCAGCGTTGTCTTCGTGGCAAGAGGCAGCACAAATCTTGCCGTCTCACGAGACACGCCAGCCTCAATTAGACCGTTGTATAGCTGCTCACATGCGGCAAACACCATAGCTACCTTGCTATCAAGGACAACAGAGTTCATTGGCTCAACAGACGACTGCCTGTTTTTTACAGCCTGCCAACGCAACTCCACTGGCTCAAAGATGCTCCCGTCTTTTGACAGGGCATTGACGTCCTGGTATCTCTGGCTAAACTCCTGGAATGTAAAGCTTCTATGTCTGAGAAGCTGTATGGCTATGGCCTTGCTGGTCTCTATCTCAAACGTAAGGTAGGAGTGCTCGAACGGTGACCAGTGCCCATGAGTGATGAGGTACTTTATGAGCGAGCCGTAATCCTCCTTCTTATTCTCACGAGAGCTTGAAACACGTGCAACTTCAACAATATGCTGTTCAGCATTGGGGGTGATGGACAATAGTTTTACTTTCATTTTATTCCCAGTAGATTTCTTCTCCTCTTAAGTAAAGTTTCTTCTCCTCTGCTTTTTCTTCAGATGTAAAGTGTCTGTCCGTAAACAGACAGTAGTTGTTTGGCATCAAGCAAAACTGACCGCTTTCAAGATTCACAAGATTAAGTGGCTTGTGCTCTTGCGGATACATGCTATACCCGTCTTTCCAATCAACCATGATGCCTGTGTGTCTTCCTTTGCAAGTCCTGGTTTTTACTTCAAGGCCGTGAAGATAATGAACGTGCCATACATCCATGTCATCGCCCATGCACTTCCATGGCATCAGTTCTTCGTGAGTCAGTGAAAAATCTTCTGTAGTGGATACTCCATGAAGCGGAAGCCCACTCCAATGAGCGCCAGTTTCAAGGACTACGTGACACAGCAAAACCTGATACTCACGACCATATACAGCGTGCCATATACCCTTTGTAACCCCTTCTGGCATATTCGGACCAAGCATCTTGTTATCTACATTTATGTAGAAGTGATGCGGGAGATTTGCGTGTTTGCTCACAAGAGTTTTACTTTCATTTGATTTATGACCGTGATGGTTTTTTACTTCATTGAATCGTTATTGCAGTTATAATGATGCATTTTTGCTTCATTTGCATCAACAATCAGGCATTATGCTCAGGAGTAATTCCCGAGTTTGGCGCCGTTTTACTCCCGAGTTTGGCAGCCAGGGTAGGAGTCGAACCTACATTCAGTGGCATGAAGCCAGCCATTC